AGCCGCAGCGCGAGCTTCCTCAACAGACATAGGCTGTTGGCCTTCGGGCTTTTTGGCGTACATGGTGTCAGAGAAATAGCGTCTACCACCACTGCCGGGGCGACGGTCTGTATCGTCTCTACCTGTAACTTGTTCTCGCACTGCCGTGTATTCGGGAATGCTGCCTTCATAAGCGTTACTAGGTATTTTAGGTGACGTATACCCCCTGTCTTTAAGAAAGCTAGATATAGCTAGTGGGCCTAGTAGCTCAAGTAACCCGCCAGCACCGCCAGATCCTTTACCTTGCGGGAGAAACGCGCCTATAAGCCTTTCAAAAGCATTAGGATCGTCCTTATCTTGAGTAGATGGGGTAAGAGCACCGATTAACTGGCTTATCGTATCGTCACTAGCATCTTTAGGGGCACCTAAAGCGTCTAAAAAAGCGTCGATATCATCCCCACCAATGTCAGCTTTGAAAAAATCAGGCGTAGATTCGTATATTTCGTTTTTTATCTCGTCTTCTGTTTTTTCTTTAGACGAGCCGCCCATAACAGGAAGGTTAAAAAGACCAAACATTATTTGCCTCCAACTATACGTAGCAGCTCGTCAAGATTACCATAAGAACTTCTGACTGCACCACCGTTTGCCATACCCACACCTGTAATGCTAGCTAGGTATGCAGCTATAGGGTCGATCTTTTGTTCTTCCTCACCAGCATCAAATATATTTGCGGTACGCTCTTGTATTACACGAGGTGCTGAACGTCTTGTTGATGGTGTTGGCGATGATGTTTGTGTAGGTGTAGGTCTAGATACGCTAGGTCTAGGTAGATCAACCTTGGGTAGGTCAACATCAACATCAGGTGCAGCCTCTATCACGTCTTCTACTAACTCTTTTGCTGGTTGTAGGATTACGTCGTCCACAGTAGAACCCACCGCTTTAACTGCATCCTCTACAACAGGTGCCGCATCTATTATCGGATCGACTATGGGCTTAACAACATCTTCTATCGCTGAACCTGTGGCTTTAACTGCGTCTTCTATAAGTGGTGCTTTGTCCACCACTGCACCTGCCACGTCTTCGATCACATCAACCACAGGTTCTGCTACATCGCCTAATACCCCAACGGTGCCTTCTACAAAGCCCTTAACAGGTTGTAGGATCGCATCGTCAAACATACTGCCGCTTTCTTTTATTACATCGCCTATTTTCTTAATGAACTCAGGGGTCTTTACGTTGTTAGGGCCGAGTGCACCACCTTCTTTTATGTATTCACCAAACCCTCTAAGCATGGCGTCACCGAAATTTTCGCCCTTAGCCAGTTCTAGTTGGGTTTTGACTAGACCTTTTGTTAAATCGTCTTTGTTTATGTTTAACCCACCGAAAAATTTATTTTCTGGATCAATTTTGTCTAGTGCGGCTCCAGTAAAGTCATCGCCAAATACAGAGATCGCGGCTCCTGCTATGTTTCCATCTATCGCAGCGTCTACAAACTTGACTGTTGTAGCCACCTTGTTAAACGTATCTGAAGTTTTTTTAGCTAACTCCGCAGCTTTTGCTAGGTCACTACCTGCTGAAGCACCCTTTGCAGCTAAATTTGCTGCTTCTGAAGCCTTAGCTAATTCTTGCCCGTAAGATCCTACACCGCCCAGTACCCCAGCTTTTAAGATGTCACTCCCGTCACCGCCTGTAGCGGCAGTTATACCGGCAGATGTTAGTCCTTTTGCTAACGCAGTACCTGCTGCGGAAGCACCCCCACCAAATGCAGCCGTACCAGCTAATGCTCCACCTATACCAGCGGTGAACGCTAGGGTAGCTGCCATTTTTATAGCATTGCCGAGCGCAGGGCTTCTTTTAATTACTCTGGAATCCCTGTAACCCAGCGGGTCATATATGTACTCAGACCCCCTTGCAGATGTACGTGTAGCTTTTACTCCGTACTTGTCATATACCGCACGGATAGCTGGGTCATTGTTGTAGGCATCTAGTACAGCTTCATGGTAGTCCTTCTTGCCTACACTCATACTGTATGCAATCTTCTCCTCCATCAGTGGTCTAATGACCGACTGAAACTCTGACATTAGCTCTGGAGAAGTGCTTGTGTAGCCTTCTATGTCCCCACCAAACTTTCTAGTTTCTTTGATAGGTTTTACATCAGCACCGTAGTAACTAGACAAAGAGCTAACTACTTGGTCTGTACTAGTTGCGTCCCCTATGGCTCCAGTTACTGCACTCAACTCAGCTTTACGCTCGTCTGACGTGTACTTTTCTGGGGGAGGTGTGTAGAAACGGCTTTTGTTATACCCCGGCAGTTCGTCTTGACCAAAGTAAGCCTTATCTGAGATGTTAAGCATCTGCTCTTCTTTGGTTATCGGTATCCCGTACGCACCCTTTTCTCCAAAATCCATAGCATCGCTTAAATAAAGATTGTCTCCTTCTGGGTCGTGCATGGTGTCTTGGAAAGTCGTGTTGTAAAAATCGTCCACTCGGTCAACATCACCCCCCGTATAGCCCGTACGTAGTGCCTTTCTGAACTCAGTCATATTTGGTACTGCATCTCTTGGGTCAAACGACTGATTTTGAGTCGGCTGATTAGTCTTTACTTGGCGCTTACGCTCTACTGCTGCATTGATCTCGTCTAAACGCGCCTGTAACGCTGGTGACCTTTTTGGTGGTGTTACCGGCTTGGGTGCTACGGCTGTAGTCTCAGGTATAAACTCACCGGCACTTACAGGCTGACCTACTCTGTTTGGTGGTGTTACTGGTGCAGGTTTAGGTGCCCTTGATTTAAGTTCAGGTGGTGCAATAGGTGCGGTAGGTGTATACGCAGACCTAAGATTTGGGCCTATAGAGGTGTAAGCTCCCCCAATGGGCATAACAGGCATGGGTTTAGGGGTCACTACAGGGGTAGGTCTAGGCGTTACAACAGGTGCGGGAGGGGTATAGCTTGGTATACCAGCGGCCTCCAAGCGTTCTTGTATCTGTTCGGGAGTAGGGGCGAACCCACCTATCCCAGAAAGTGCTCCCAGCCCCATACCACCAAAACCGCCGAAACTACCTATCATTACGTAACCTCCAGTAAACTGGCTACAACGTGTAACCTGTTAGCGGTTGCGGCAGTGACTTTCAATATCTCCGACTCTTCTACCACTATAGGTGCAGTAAGCAGTTCTACTGTGGCGTTAGCGCCAACAGCCTTGACCTTAAATACACTGAACACCGCAGTAGCAGCATCGGTAAGCGTTACCGTTATAGTATCAGCGTTGCCAGAATCTTCTGACACGAGTATAGACTTAACAATCGCAGTCTTTGCTGTTGGGCATGTGTACAGCGTAGTTGCGTTAGTGGTAGTCAAATCTACCTTTGCGTTTTTGTATTGATTAGCCAAGGAACCACACCTGCGCTTGAGATTCAGTAGAAACGGCTGCTTCTTTTATGCTCTCATCTAGCTGATTAAAGTATATACGCAATACGTTATTAAACTGCTCAAACGACACCTGCGTGTATTCTTTTGGGGGTGTAGGTAGCCGAGGTGCTATGGAATTGTAAGTAGTCACTATCGCCTCCCATCAGGACGTATATCAAGCCTTGGTGCTCCAAGCTGCCATTGCACGCCTAAATCTGCTGACTGCACCTTTATGGATAACTGCCTGCCCCGCACTCGCGTGTTTATCTGTGTGGTGTACTTTTCGACAGGTACTGTTGCAGATCTCACGACGGAGCCACTACTGCTTCCACCCTCTGATGCAGGGCTGTTGTATCCCGAACCTGAAGACTGTAGCGGTAGAAGTTCTAACGTGGCTGTAGGGCTGTCCGCAGTGGATCCATCGAACGTCAAGTCAGGTAGCACCCGGCGTATAAACGAGAACCTGTCACCATCGTCTATATCAAACTCACCAGAGGTTATAAACGCAGTAATGGCTGCTCTTGTGCCGCTCTCGTTGTCGTCTACACCGTCTTCGTGTGTGACTAAGTTGTTGCTGTATGTAGCTGCAACAGGGAACTGCCTAATACCTGTATCAAGCCACGCAGAACGAGCCAAACTGCCAAAATACCAAATACCTTGTGCATGGTTATACACAATATACTTATCCACAGTGGTTGAACTAGCTGACGGATAAAACCACCAAACTTCGTCAAACCCTTCGTTTGTACCCGCAAATACCTGTTCTATCTGTTCATGGTTTATGTCGTTAAACACATGGCGTTTTAGGTCACATGGTAGGTTTTTGACGGTGCCGTCGTATACGTAGAAGGAATCAAGCCCCATCCAGTAAGTGACTCCATCCGAGAAAGAAGCAGCGTTTTGAGAAGCTATAGATACGTTATCTGCAAGAAGCTGAGACCCCCACACAATCGTACCGCCTAGATACTGCAATGCGTACAGCGCAGAGTTTGTCCACACCAGTATTTCTTGGCGGGACTGCAACGCACTTATTATTTCAGAACCTTTAGACAGACGCAGATCACCCGCTTGGTTAGTAGCACTAGGAGTCCAGTTAGTAACGTCTTCTTGGTCTGACCATCGAATAAGCATGGGGTCTTGTACCGCAGAACCTAGCGTATTGGCTCCAAAACANAACACAAAACGACTTACATCGGATACAAGTATAAAGTTTTGTTTTGTTGGCGTATTAGAAGCGCCCGATAGAGAAGATAGCTCTACTGCGCGGGTCTCAAGACCTCCAGAAGCATCCCAGTAGTAGATACTGTCACCACGAGGGCCAAATACTAAATCTTCGCCGAAATTAGACTGGCTAAACAAACGCAAAGAGTCTGTAGAAGTAGATCCATTACCCCATGTACCTTCATTCCACCCACCAGCACCCCAACCAACTAAAGGCACAACAAACTCTGGGCCAATGTTTATCTGGTATTTTGCCGTTACAGAACCCCCACCAGTGGCAGATGATGAAGCTGCGCTGCTTGATTCTATGGTGTAGGTGTTGCCGGTAGAGTACGTTATCTGAAACTCTCCGTTTAGGGTCAGCCCACCCGCAGCAGAAGCTCCGCTAAACGTGACAAAATCACCGTTTATGTAGCCTCCATTGGCATCTGTAACAGTGACAGTAGTAGAGCCAGAAACAGTCGTAAAAGGATTAGTAAGAGACACACCAGACGGCGTACGTTCAGGCGTCACATCAAAGTATTCTCCACCCTTTTCTACGTAAAACTTGAGGTTAGTGCCGACACCAAGGAGATTTTGACCTTCTAACGTAACCCAATTGAATAGAGAACGTGCAACACCAAGGAACGTATTACCAGATATTTGCTGCCATCCACCTATTTTTTCGGGGTACCCAGCACGAAAACGTACTTTATCGCAGTCAGCCCAGCCTTCTTCATCTACATAACGTGTAACTTCTTTGTTCACACCGGGGCGTAGGGTTAACTTACGTAGTGGCATTACTGGTACTCACCGTCGCGGATCATTTCGGTTACACGAAGCGCCCTCGTCCCAACTTGCTTCGCCCATTTGCTATCCATGAATTCGTCCGCCGCAATATCGAACTGCTCGCGTGACATGGCCTCTAAAGCGTTCACAAAGCCACGCAGTCTGGTCAGACCAAGGTTGAAGCACATGTCGATCATGGCATCTTGCCGCGCTTCGTTAATGCCATTAAACCAGAAATATGTGTCTGCAAGCTCGCTTTTTACTCGCGCTATGTCATTTGCCAACAAGTATTCGATTTCATCATCAGACAACCCAAGGCCAGACTCTGAGACGTTTCTGCCAACACCTATGGTTTCAAACCCCTGACTGCATTTATAGACTTTAGACTTGACGCCTTCATGGCGCTTTATCATTTCGACTAGCTTGCTCATCACCTCTCCCGTGCTACGGAATTGACCTTCTCGTAGCTTCTCATTGCGCCCAATCCGAGCATACCCATCATAACGGGCACAAGAAGCGTTGTATCTACCTCTGGCACATCTACCCAGATGCTGATTATGTTGGCGATGATGGTGTTGTAGAGCAGGCCCAACGCACAGATCCAGCCAATAGCAGGTCGCCACCCCGCTACAAATAACGACTTATGTGCAGCTTCCATCTTGTTGATTTCAAGCTGGCCCTTGAGTGCTTCCTGCGCGTGGCGCTCTGACATAGTTGCGATCTCGTGTGCCAGCGCATTCTTTTGATCTTTGTCCTCTATGAACTTGTCCAGCAGTCCTGTAACCGGCCCAATCAGTTGTCCGACTAAACTCATAATCTATTTCCTATTTGACCATGCTTGTGCGCCAAAAAACGCAGCCAGTATACCTGCAACGGACACAAAGTAGACCGCAGCCATATCGCCCAGAATAGATGCTGCTTGATTCAGCCCAAAAAGCTCTGATGCCACGACCAAGCTGGGATATAACAGCATCCCCCATAGCGCAAACCAACTCATCGCACGTTGCGCGTCTGCGCGTTCGTGCCGTAGGCGTAGCTCCTGTAGCTCTTTGCTAGTTTGTAGCTCTTCGTCAGTAACAATGCCATCGCCATCCGCATCGTATTCGGCGTATTCAGAGTCTTCTTGTAGCTTCTTTGCTGCCATTAGTCGTATGTCTTTGTGTTTTTGTTAACTCGTTTAGGTACACAGTAGGCGCTGATGTTAGTTTGCCGCTGCACTCTGCGATCTCTGACTAGATTCACCTTGCCTGTTTCTACCCACTGTGCAAATTGATTACACCGCTGGATGTTGCGGAAATAGAACTGATCAGCTATTGGTTGACCCTCAACGATCACCACTAACAAGAACGCCATGATCATTTGTACATTCTCACCATGATAAAAAACATCATTGCGATTATGGCCCCGCCAATTATCAGAGTGGTGCCTCCCACTAAAATTTGATTGATTAGGTGGTCACGCGCTTTTTTCTTACGAATGAGCATTTGTGCGTGCGCTCTTCGGTCATGCTCTTGCTGTCTAATGGCATTGTCATAATCCTCTAACAGCTTAGGGTCTGCGACGAGTAACAAATCCCTAAG